GCGCATATTCCAAAGTGCGTTGTGTCCTGTGCGTTGTGCGTTGTGCGTTGTGGTTCGAACCCTCTCACCCTCTGCTTCCCACTCAACGATTATACCACGAGAAACCGAGTCGGGCAATCCGGTTGACGCTCGATTCGACGGGTGATACAATTTGTGTGAGGAGCAAGAGAGGAGATACCCCTGGGAATTGTCGACGAGGAGACACATATGAGCGGATTTCAACTTATAATTAAAGATTCGGATACCCCCATCCCGGATAAGATGTCGGTGAACATAACCCGGCTATCCCGGCAGACGGGGTACAGCATTTCGCATTTGAGTAGGGTGATCACCGGGGAGACCACTCCCTCTGTTCCCTGTTTGGAGAAACTGGCCCGTGCCCTTAGCATCAAGCTGGACGACCTTCACCATCTAATCAGAGAGAAGAACATTAGCTCATCTACAGGAGGTAACAATGTTAAAAGTTGTTAAGGGGGACCAAGATCAAGTACCATCTCCGGACGAGTTCCGGGTTCCAGCTTCAGACACCAAGGGACACTCAGCCCGTCAGTGGTTCCGGTGTGTTCCGTCAATGGCACGTCAACTGGAACAAACAATCCAATCCCGGCAGTTCCCATACCGGACCAAGGGAGACATACTCCGACACGCACTACACCGACACATGAAATGGCTGGTTTCACTTGAGGGGGTCCCCTCCGTTTCGGGTCAGGTGGACGTGATACTGGAGATCATGAGGGACGAGGAAATGAGTAATGACTTCACCCTGGTGTTCGACAAATTGGCGGAGCGGATCTCCAGGCACATGGAGGAGGGTTCCAATAGGGAGGCCATTCGGCTTCTCCTGATCGTTAGCAATCACGTTAACTCAATGCCGGAAGGTTTCTGGAAAAGCAAGTATCAGATGGAAATAAAAAGGAAGTACGGGAGTTTAATGAAGGGATCAGATAAGGCAAAACTGCTGAGTGAGGAGGAGGGATGAAACCAAATACCACAATCATGGGGGTGACGGAAACGAAGGACGGATGGGAGCTGACATTTCGGGTTCAGGTCCCCAAATCCAGTGTTGAGAATCTGGACATTGCATACCCGGAGGAAATAAAGGAAGCGGAAATCAAACGCAGGTTGAAAGGAGCTGATATTGAATCTTCCCCCACCAAGCACGTTCGGTCTTCCCTCTAAGTTTATTGCATGGAGAAAGAACCAGGCTGAGGCGTGTCAGTCTATTATAGATTCCGAAGAAAGATTTCTACTTCAGGTATGTCCAACTGGTAGTGGAAAGAGTATTACTTATGTGACCGCTTCCCAGCTCATTTCCGGGCGGACCGTCATTCTGACCAGTACCAAGGGACTCCAGACTCAGTTGATGGCCGATTTCGGGCGCATGCCAGGAGTGGTGGATATCAGGGGACGGGGGAACTACCCGTGCCGTATGAACAGTCAGGTGAACTGTGATATTGGACCCTGCGTATTCGGGGTCAAGTGCTCAATGAAGGAAGAAGGGGGGTGTTTCTATTTTGACCAAGTGAAGAAGGCCAGAAAGTTTGCCAAGGTGGTGATCACCAACTATGCGTACTGGATGAGTCAGAACGAGTTCAGTGACGGGCTGGGACCCTTTGACATGTTAATACTGGATGAAGCTCACTCAGCCCCGGACCACATCAACGACCATATCAGCGTCTCATTCAACAAGAAGAACAAGATGGAAAACCGGATGCTGGATTTGGACGGTTCGCTTCCCAACAACTGCGAATCGTGGTCCATGTGGGCCAGTGAGAAGTTGCAGGACGTTCAACTGGACATGGAGACTGCCAAGGTGAACCGGAAGGAGAAACTGTACCTTGCGTTGAAGCGGATAGCGGAGAAGCTGAAGCGTCTGGACGGATCAATGGACAATACGTGGTTATGGGAGGATAACCCGGAATCCGTAATACTCAGCCCGGTGTGGCCAGCCCGGTTCTCCGAAGCTGTTCTGTTTCTTGGGGTCCCCAAGGTGGTACTGACCAGCGCAACAGTGGTCCCCAAGACCGCCAAGCTTCTGGGGATCCCCACTGAGTCCGTGAAATTTGAGGAGTATCCCCACTCGTTCCCGGTTGAGAATCGTCCCCTCATCCACGTTCCAACCGTGAGACTGAATTACAAGGTGGGGGACATGGAAAACCGCTTGTGGCTCAATCGAGTGGACCAGATCATTCGGCCACGTCTGGGGACCAAGGGGATCATACACACTGTGTCATACGCTCGGAGGGATATGGTGATCCAGCACTCATCCTTCAGTGAGCACATGATCACTCACAACCGAGCGGACACTGAGGACGTGATACGGGGATTCAAGCGGTCCGAAGCTCCAGCGATTTTAGTGTCCCCAAGTATGGCAACGGGATGGGATTTCCCGGATGATGAGTGTCGTTGGCAGGTAATCATAAAGTTACCGTATCCGGACACCAGAGGGACGATAATGAGGGAACGCAGTAAGAGGGATAGTGAGTTTACAGCTTATATAACTATGCAACAACTGATTCAAGCTACTGGGAGGGGTACAAGGAGTCAGGGTGATTGGTGTGAGACGTTCATACTGGATAACAACATTGTGTGGTTTTTAACTAAGTATCGCAACTTATCGGTAGATTGGTTTGACGGAGCTTACCGGGTGAGTAAGACCGTACCACTACCACTAAACAACCAAATGGAGGAAATTAGTTATGAGTAAAGCAGCAAGTTTAAACCCGGAATCATTCGTGGAAGGTGGTGGCCTTATTGACGACATCGACGTAACTTTCACCGAATGCGCATTTGAGATGTTTGACTACAACGGAACCGTGACCCCCGGATCTCCCAGTCTCAAGGTCAAGATGGCTGATGAGGACGGGACCGAAATGGAACAGTACTACTCAATGGGGTCCGCTCAGGACTGGATCCCCAGTGAGGACGGATCCCAGCTTGTGGCGGTGGGAAAGGCAACCAACATCAAGACTTCCACTAATGGCGGTATTCTCCTGAAGTCACTGGTGGACGCTGGTTTCCCGGCTGAGAAGCTTGGGGACGATATTACGATCCTCAACGGACTCGTGGCGCATGTAATCCGGGTCCCGGCCCCCAAAAGAACGGGAGTGAAACAGTCGGATAAGCAGAAGGAGCGGGAAGAGAAGTACGGTCCCCCCACACTCCTGATTGTTGGGGAGATCAAGACGTTGCCCTGGGAGAAGAAATCACCGAAGGGAGCACCTAAGGGTGGAGCGAAAGCTCCGGCTGGAAAACCGGCAGGGGGAAAAGTAGCGGCCAAACCGCAGACCAAGGCTGCACCCCCGGTTGACGACGGGGACGATCTGACGGGGAAAGCAACAGCAGTGGTCCTTGAGATCCTGGAAGCCGCAGGGACGATAACGAAGAAGGAACTCCCGGCAAAGATCTTCCAGCAGATGAAGACGGACCCGGACCGGAACGCCATCGTGAAGCTGGTATTTGATGATGAGTTCCTGGGGGACGGACCCTGGACCTATGAGGACGGGACGCTGATCGGAGCCTAAATTGAATCTGGTGGGTGGCGGAAGCGTATCGGGACTCCGAACGATAAAGAGACGCATCATTAAAGCTGAGCAGGTTCTGAACCGGCAGCGAGGTGAGTTTGACTTAAGGCAAATGCAGGTATCGAATCCTGCCCCACCAAACTTAACTTAAATGGAGGTAAAACCCATGAAAGAAGCAATCGAAAGAGCAGTAAAGTTGTTGGCGGAAAAAATCACTAAAGATATAAAATCCGAAGACGCCTTAAGATTTACCCAAGCGGCATTGAATCTGGAACATGTTTTAGCGGTTTATGTTGACACAGAGTTGAAAATGAAAGGATGATCGGAAGTTAGCCTTCTTCAGGAAATTTGGGGGAGAAGGTTGGGAGCGGTTGCAGTGTCGGACCGCTCCCTTTTTTAATTACGCAATTGAAGGAGGCGGTATGAGAATTACTATGTTGCTAATGGCTGTTTTGTTGCTGTTCAGCGTGACATGCCGAGCGGAGGATTTAGAGTATTCTGGCACGTCTACGGCTTTATACTTGAATATGACAACCTACACTCCTGTTTGTTCCATCTCTATTTTGGGCAACGACGGGAAAGAGGCTCATATTGATTTTTGCGGTGACAAGGTTAAGTTTTCCGGGGATCTTCCGGTTGACGAAGCGGCACAGTTGTTCTTTGAACATGTATTCGGGCATTTTCAGAGCAACAACCAATTGTTGCGTGAACTCAAAGACTGTCAGGATCGTTCCATGAGAATACTGGGTATTAATGCTGACTGTATTAGTTCACTTGAGAAGTGTGCAAACTATTTACAGGGAAAGAAGCCATGAGGGACGACGACGATTGGACCGAAACCAAGACCCCACCACCATCCAAACCCGGCTATTACATCTGGTGTCCCAAGGACGTGATCAAGACCAAGGATGGGCCGAAGCAGAACAGTGTGGGGTGCAGTATGCATATTAATCGCTGCCTATTTAACGGGTGTATGTGCAGTGACTTACTGGAACGAACTGAGGAATTAAACTAATGGAAATAATAATCAAGGACGAGAAGTGGCCGGAAACGTTATTCGAGGACGCAGACGAACGAGAGGACGGACTCCACCTTGGACACGTTGTGAAATCGCTGATGGACTCCTCCGGTCTGGGGTACAAGGGGGACGGGTTCTCCGACATGGAGCTGACTGCTGAGATCGGACTCCTGTGGGAACGTGCACTCTCCAAGATAATGAGGGAGAAGTACGCTTCCCGTCCTCCGCAGTTGCTTGTGGATGGGATATGGATGTCCCCCGACGGAATCTCCACTGACGATCCCCTTGGATCCCTCAGCGTCGGACCGGACCCGGAAGGTGAGGTTCCACTGGTGGTTGAGGAATACAAAGCCACGTGGCGGTCCACTAACAAATCCCCAGTTGACAATTTCTACTACATGTGTCAGGTGAAGAGCTACTGTCGGGCGGTGGGGACTGAAGTGGTGGTAATGCACATCTTTCACTTGATGGGGGATTATAAGGGATCGGGTCCCGTATACCGAATCGCCAGGATCAAGTTCACCGAGTTGGAATTGGATCAGAACTGGGAAATGATCATCAAACATAAGGAGGCCATGAATGGCAAACGTTAACGCCAATATGAAGAAGCTGGGATTTACTTCATCCAAGGAACGCAAGACTCTACCCCGGATCATCATGTCCATTTCCGGACTTGAGAAGTGCGGAAAAACACACTTCGCTCTTACTGCTCCCGGTCCAACCGCTTTCTTCTCACTGGATACGGGGGAGGAGGGGGTAGTGGATAAGTTCAGCAAGAAGAAGGACATTCAGATCATGAGCATTGACCGGGTAGACGACAATGCCCCGGACCAAGCCCCTAAGGAGTTCAAACGGTTCAAGGAGGCTTACATGGCCGTACTCCGGGGGAATGACGTACGGACCATCATCATTGACACTGCCACTGAGATCTGGGAGGTCCTGAGGATGGCAAGATTTGGGAAGCTGACCCAGGTTATGCCTTATCAATACGGACCAGTGAACGCTGAGTACCGAGCGTTGATTCGGGACGCATACAACTACGACAAGAACCTGATTCTCCTCCACAAGATGAAGGCGCAGTACATAAACGATAAGAGGACAGGGGAGTGGGAACGGGCTGGGTTCTCCGATACCGGGTTTCTGGTTCAGGTGAACGCCCAAATATACCGCTACGCTCCTCAAGATGGTGGTGATTTCGCTATTTTCATCAAAGATTGTAGACAGAATCCGGACGTGGCTGGGGAGGAGTTAGTGGGACCAATGTGCAACTTTCCGTTTCTGGCCTCAATGGTGATGCCGGAAGTGGATCCTAAGGAATGGGAGGATTAAATGGCTCAAAACCCGAAAGTGATGGACTTAATTGCTGGTTATCAGATGTTAATTTTCAGTAATAAGATCGTTGTGGGGATCAACAGTCAGTATACGGTCCTCAAGTTCAGGAGACAGGTGCGGCCAGTGGACGTGGACAACATTCAGAAGGTGTTCCTGATGGGAGCACAGGCCATCACCAAGGCGGTGAAGGAAGAGGAGGCACGACGTGAGCAAATCATTGATATCCCAGCCGAAGGACCAATTCAGGAAGAAGCCCCCCAAGTGTCAGGCGGAACCAATGGGGGAGTTCGGGAAGACGGGGGGTGAGTACTCCGGGTGTTGGTGGTGTGAGATGGCTGAGGTGTGCAAACTGATAACTGATGAAAGGAAGCTGAATGGGAGGAGCAACGGATAGACAAAGAAGAAATAGAAGCGAGAAAGGATTTGCCAACTGGAAAAATAACAAAAAGAGGGGAGTGAAAAAATATTATTCAAAACACCCAGAAAGTAGAAAGAGAATACAAAAAAAGAGCAAATCACTGGATAGACTTATCAAAAAACTTGTTGTATTAGAGTTTTATAGCGGGGGAACGTTCTTATGCTCAATGTGTGGAGAGAGTAGAATTGACTGTCTTAGTATAGACCATATTTATGGTGGGGGAACTAAACACAAGAAAAATCTTAGAAAGGCAGGCATAGAATTTTATACCTGGCTCTATAAGAACAATTTCCCACATGGATTCAGGGTATTGTGTATGAACTGTCAATTCTGTGAGAGTAGAATAAATAATGTAGTAAAACAGGAGGAATACTATCATACTAATAGATGAGCGCACAGGTTCCGTTGAATTGGCCGAACTGATTACCTCCCCCAAGATAGTGTGTCGCCTTGACTATGCCGATTTTGCCTGGTCCGGGAACGGTCCTGAGGGTCCCGTTGATATCGGCGTTGAACGCAAGGCGTTAATGGACCTCCTCCAGTCAATGACCACTGGCCGCTTGAGCGGACACCAGATGGTGGGACTCACTAACAAGTACGATTGGGTGTACCTGCTGGTGGAGGGGATTTGGAGACCGGACCGCAACAGTGGAATGATAATGCGGATAAGCAACAGTGGGAAGTGGGGACCGGCATCCCAGGGTTCCCGTCGCTTCATGGCACGGGACGTGTACAACTTCTGCAATTCACTCCAGATCATGTGTGGAGTGATAACGATAATGACCGGGAACAGGTGGGAGACTGCAAGGTGGCTGGACTCGTGCTACGGGTGGTGGGGGAAGGAGTGGGGTAAACATAAGTCGCACCTTCAGTTCCAACGCCCAGTGGTTCATGCGACGTTGAGCAAACCGTCACTGGTTACCCGGATTGCAAGCCAATTGACCGGGATTGGGTGGGATAAAGCGAGGAAAATAGGAGCGAAATTCGCAACTGCTGGAGAATTGGTGGGGGCAACGGAGAAGGAATTGAGAGGGGTGGAGGGTATTGGACCCAAACTGGCAAAACAAATAATCAGCGAAATAAAGGGGGATTAATGAGAACCAGAATGAGTTGGGATTGGGTACTAGGCTATCCGATATTCGTTTACACTACGTTTCTGGACCACTTTTTATTCAGTGTAAAAATAGTTAAAGGGGTTAAGGGGAACCAGAATGCCACTGGGTTTGGACCATCAGCTCCAGCCTGGATTGAATATGAACAGAAGGATATGGCCAGTAAGAATGAGGTAGTAAGTGAGGCACTAAGGAGAGCAAAGGATAAAATAAGGGAGGAACTATGCCATTGAAATTAGTGAAGAATGATGGGGATTTCTGGCTCCAAGTTGTGGGAGTTAAGCACCCGGTGGAGGTCAACATTCATCTGGACGTTAAGGGTTCCATCCCCAAACGGATCTTGGAGGAAGTGGCTGAGAATCGGTGTCCCAGTCCGGGGGTTTACTCCTCCATCATCAGTGAACTCACCGACCTGTGGGCTAAGGCCAAAATGACGGGGGACAGATCTACGCTGGTTGCCGGAATTGGACGGGTGATAAACAAGTACGGGTCGGAGGAGGTAGCGGATGATTAGTAACGACAAGTCACTGGCTGAACTGTCCGGGACTGCGCTTGGGGAAACGGAGAAGGCGGTCCTGATTGACTTCGGGGATAAGACGCTATGGATCCCCAAGTCCCAGATGGAAGACTGGCCCGATGTTGGTGAAACGGGAGAGGTGTTGGTCAAGGAGTGGATAGCAATTCAGGAGGAACTGATATGAAACCCATAACGTATTGCAACGAGTGTCCACTGATTGGATGCGCTGAGTACCACCGTGAGATCAACCTAAGTGAGGATATGGTTGTCCGAATCCCGTCCGATTGTCCACTGGCCGGGAAACGGATCGAGTGGCCCCCCAAGATTGAAGTTGAGGTGGTGGGGTTATGGGTGGAGGAGGAGCCATGAGGATCGGGACCAAATCGCTACTTTGGGGCTGTCACCATGCCTTATAAAGATCCAAGAAGTATTGGAAAAGTAGAAATAAAATAAACCAAAAACTTATGATGGAATTAAGGGGAAAAACTAAGGCGGATGTTATGAATCACTACGGTCCGGGGTGTGTATGCTGTGGGGAAAAAGATATTAGATTTCTTACTATTGATCATATGAATGGTGATGGTAAATCTCACAGAAAGCTGGTGGGTTCCGGACATAGATTATATAGATGGATACAAAAAAATAACTACCCAGAAGGATTTCAAACTCTATGTTTTAACTGTAATACGGGTAGAGCTTTGAATGGGGGTATATGCCCACACAAAGACAATTACAGGAGAAAGTAACAATGAAAATAGGAACTAAATCGTTATTATTTGGAGCACACCAGTTCATCCTCCACCCACTATTCACTCTCTGGGGCTGGGTACGTCTCTACGGCTGGAGTTCCGTCACTCCCACCATTCTGCTCGTCACTATCATCCACGATTGGGGTTACTGGGGTTGCCACTCAATGGACGGGGCTGATGGGTTCACTCATCCTCTTCGTCCCCCACTCAGTCCCAAGCACGGGAAATCCTGGTTTGACCCCTTGGGGGAGGAGATCTGGTATCACTCCCGACACTTGTGCGCTGAATTGAGAGCGGAACCCAGCCGCCTGTGCTGGGCTGACAAGCTGGGGACCGCACTGATGCCCTCATGGTTGTGGGCAATTATGGCCGCTGCCAGTGGTGAGGGTTGGGAGTACATGTCCAATCCGCACGGACAGGACTACGTTGCTCCGGAGGAAATGACCATTCCCGGACTGCGCCGCTTCCACCTGAAATATAAACGGGAGTGGGGAGATCCGGTTGGGATCCTCAATCGGGCACGGGTAGTGCGGACGAAGCTGGCCGGAGTGGAAATCAATAAATCGGACAAATTAGACGAATGGCTGAGGTACAAATGACCAAAATCAAGTGGATAGACCGCAACTTAATAAATTCGTACACAACTATAGGATTGTGTCTGGATGAGGCCAGTTTCCATCACCAGATGAAGCGTCTGAAGGTTCCCCTGGAAGAGTGGGTCAAGTGGAATGCGGATGATGCCAACGGCACTACTCACTTCTTTGCTTGCACTAATCCTATGGGGTTCTGTTGTATAGTATGTGTCAGTAAGAAGGGATTGAATAGACTGGAATTATACGGGGTACTGGTTCATGAAGCGGTTCACGTGTGGCAGAGCATAAGAGACCATATTGGGGAGTCCAAACCCAGTCCGGAGTTCGAAGCGTACTCCATTCAATCAATAGCTCAGAAACTTATGGTGGCATACAATGATAATAAAGGCAACAAAAAAACCAAAGTGGTATAACATCAGGTGGAAACTGTCCAACTTGTTCATTAGTTTAGCCCGTATTATATACCCTCGTAGTCCAGAAGTCAGGGCTTTCTATATGCAACAGATCATAGACTCTATGATCTGTGGTAAATCAATAATTAGGGTTAATCCCAAACACACTCACATAGTGGACCAAAAGGACGAAACCAATGAATAGTTGCTCGCTGTGTCCGTCACTCCAATCCCGGAAACGCATCTGTTGGGGAGAGAACCACTCCGCATATATGGAGGGGAATCCAGAGGTCATGGTAATCGCTGAAGCTCCCGGAGTTGAGGAGGACAAAGTTGGTCGTCCTCTTATTGGCTCAAGTGGCCAGGAAGCCCGACACCATCTCAACATCAACGGGATCTCCAGTCATGGCGTTTGGCTCACCAACGTCTGTATGTGCCATCCTCCCGATAACCGGGACCCATATCCCATCGAGATCTCCAATTGCTCCAAGGCTCATCTCATCCCCACTATCAAGGAGATGAAGCCCAAGTACATAATTGCAATGGGACGCATTTCCACCCAGTTCTTCCTTGGACCCGTCAACATGGAACTCACACACGGTATCCCCCGGACTATCAACTTTCATGGTCTGGACCTTGTGGTCGTTCCCACTTACCACCCAGCCGCAGGTCTCCATTCCCCGGAGAACATGATACTCTTCCAGTGTGACATGCAGATTGCTGGTGACGTAATCCGAGGGAAGATCCAACCTCATCCCCCCGTTGACGAGTGGGAA